GGTGTCACCACCAAAGGCGAAAGAAAGTGCCATGTTATTTCCCCAACGCAATCGCATAGTTGACGTGCTTGATCCCGCCGATTTCCTTGACCGCTTCGGGCTTTTTCTTCTCGACCTCTTGCGCCATCAAGCCCATCTGGATCGGCCCGCCGGACTTGTAGCGGTAGCTGTAAATCTGCTGTCCATCGTCGGTCTTGCCAACTTTCTTGATGTCGGTCTTGACCCGCTCATCAGATGCCGTGATGTAAGCGCTGCCCAACGTGCCGCCAAGCTGGAACAGCCCGCCAAGCATCCCGCCCCGGTTCGCCTGATCTTGCTGCCACGCGGTTAAATCCTGCATGTAAGCGTTGTTGATCAGGCCCGCGTTGTCTGTCGTCGGGATTTGCGATGGCTGGTTTATGCCGTAGTTTGGCATTGAAACCTGCGAACCGGACATGAGCGCCGAAATCTCGTTGATCGGCTGATTGCGTTGCGCCTGCAATTCGTTGAACGCCTGCCCGCGCCCCCTCAAGGCAAGATCATTGTATGCGCTGGTCTGGCCTTCCTGCATCTGCGACATGGCCCGGTCATATGCCGCCGATCCCAGCTTGATACCCTGATTTGAAAGCCGCGTTGTCAGGTCGGATCGCTGCTGTTCAAATTTCGGGTCAAGCGTGTTTGCCCCAAGATCGAAAAGATGGCTTTCAATGTCGGACGTGTCAGCCTGCCAAGGCTCGCCCATGTAGCCCTGCAAAAAGCTGGACTGGTCCTGCCCGATGTTGGCCAGATTCTGTTGTGTCTGCTGGTTGGTGTCATAGATGCCCTGCGCAATGTCCGACAACTGCTGCGTCGCCGTGAACGTCGGGATGTCGTATGACTTGCCGGTATATGGATCGGTGAACGAATAGCTGCCGGTCTGGTCATAGTTCAGGGTGGACCCATCGGCCCCGACCTGATTGACGTTGCCCAATGCCGCATTCGCCAGAGCCGTGGCGACACTGGTGCCGGTCTGCGCCGCCGATGTTTCGCGCGGGTCCGGTGCCTCTGGTGCGCTGTTCTTACTGCCCATTTATTCACCCTCTGCAAACTTGCTGCTGCGCCATGCTTCGACCGTCAACAGCGCCACCGCCTCGGCTTCGTCCCTGCCGCGTAGGCGGGGTATGACGTATTCCTGCGCGCCCAATGCCCGCCATATGCGGCGAACGCGCTTGTTGTGTTCCGAGTGCCGCGCGAAAACCGACTGACACCCGATTTGATCGAACGGATAGCCGAAGATTACCTGCACAACTGCCTTGGTTGCCCAATTCCGAACCAGCGACGCGCCCGATACCTCGATAATTTCCGCATCCGGGTTCCAGTTGTGATAAACAAATCCCGCGACCAGCTCGCCATCCTTGGCAAACCCGATTGCCTTCTTGTTGCCGAAATCGCCACCATTCGGGAAAATCGAACGCGCCACGAAATTGGCAACCACGTCATCAAATCCGTAGATTGGCCGGATCATCCGATCACTGACCCCAATTCAAACAACACATCGGCAGATAGGAATTCGATGTATGGCCGGTTGTCGCTGTCCATCGTGATTTGAAACTGCGGAACCAATGTTACGCCAAACGAACCTTGCGATACCCATCCGGTTGTGATGATCGGGATTTCGTTAACGTCCAGCGCCGCCGCATCCCAAAGCGCCGTATCCCAAAGGCCGGTGTCCCATACCGCCGCCGCTGATGCCGGATCATTGGCCGCGTTCGGGGGCGATGGAAACGCAACACGGTAATCCTCGGATATACTCAATTGCGGGATAAACTCGTTACCCGCTGCGAATGTCGCCCGCATGGCATTCCCAACCTTTAACGCGCCGGGGAACCCCAGATCTTGCGGCGAATATGCCCAACTTGCCGTGTACGCCGCGCCATCGTCAGAACCGCCACGCTCGGCCTGATAGATGAACCCATCCTCAGACCCGAAATACATCTGCTGCCCGTAGATAGCGGCGCATTGCATATCCCATCCGGTATATCGCCCCCATGCGCCAGTTGCCGAATTGGTAACAAACACCTCGTTATCTGACGTTGGCATGACAATCGCGATCATCTGTTCACGCGGCCATTTCACGATCTGCCAAGGCTTCGCCGCAAGCGCGACGCGCGATTGCATATCCCAACTTGGCCGGATGCTATGCGATACCGCTGACAATTCCAAAATTGCCGGGTCTTTGTTGATGACCTCCGAAAGCGGGATAAGACCTCCGTTGGTGGCAATAACGATATCGCCGCCCGCCTTCATGTGCGCATCCTGGCCCAATGCCGGGGGCATACGATACAGTCCAACCAAGGCCCATGTGCTTGCCGATGCCGGGTCAGTACCGGCGTAGACCGCGACCTCGCCCTGATCTGATACGAAAATACACCGATCATCCGGCCCGTCACCGCTTTCCTGTGACCATGTGGCCCCGAACAGCAACGCCCCGCCCAACTCAAACACGCCATCAAGCGCGAAGTCCGCAGCCGCGCCGCCGACGCTATCAACCGGCAGATACCATGCTGTCTTGGTGCCTGCCTCGATGAACCAAAGGCGGTTCTTGTGCTTCCAGACATATCGAAGGTCTGCCGTTGCAACGCCGGTGATTGATGGGGTTGATACGGCGTCAATCTCTGTCCATGTAGAGCCGTCGAATAGCTGCGCACTGTCCGCGCCGTTGACGATATAGAGATATTCGCCTGCCGTGGTCCCCATCATTTCGGCGCTATAAATGCCGCTGTTTCGCGATGACAGTTCAGCCGTTGGCACAACCGAATCATTAAACGCGCTGATATCGTAAACGTCCGTATCAGATGCGGCGAATATGGTTTCTGACGATGCAGACCGATAGACAAACAAGGTTGTCACCGGGTCGCCAATCGTCGCAACCTTATAGCGCCCGCCGCGAACGCGAACGCCCCGCGTGGTCGGAAATACGTTGTCTCCAACAAACAAGCCGCTTTGTTCGGTCAGGGCCGCGCCCTCTACCCAACCCCGTACAGGGGCTGCAAGAGGTGCGCTGCGCGCCTCATTGACGGGTTGGACGCTCGGCGGCTTTCGATCCGTAGACCGCGCACGCGACTTCTTTACGGCTATCACGGTGCGCCTCTGTCCGCTTGAATGGCCGCCTCGAGATCGGCCTCAAACTCTGCCATCAAATCCTCGTATGGCAGGCCCTTTTGCCGACGCCAGCGCCAGATTGTGCCGCGCGCAAGCAACGCATCGGGAAAAATAGGCTGATCGTCGTTATCAGTGATTTCCGACTTCGTGCCGAGCCAGTTCTTGCTGATATAGATCATCTGTGCGCCGCCCGTTGCGACGGCTTGCGTCAGGTAAACCACCCCGCTCCGAATGTGATAATAGGGCGTTTCCGGCGCGTTCTGGCTAAGAAACTGCCACATGCTTTCATCAGTCACCGGGCGGAACATGCCGTAGCTGCTGACGTGTGTAATCGCGCCCGCGCCCGCCATTTCCTGAAAGTCGCTCGGCAAGCTGAATGACGTAGCCGCAGCGGCGATTGTGTGCGCCTTGGTGGCCTTCGACCATTCGGCCCGCGTGTTGATATCCTTGCCCGCCGCGTTCATCAGGGCCAGAATTTGCCGCATCTGGTAATCGTTTGAGGATATGTCCGGCGCGGACACGTCAAGCCCGCATTCGGACATGACCCACGGCAGGATTGTTTCAATCGTCATGGATGCGCCCCCGGATTAGCAGGCCGCTCGCCCGAATAACGAACAACCCGATCATGGGATTTCTTGTTCTCTACCAACTCGTTCAGATATGCCGCCGATATGGTGGCCTTCTCGGTGTCCAACGTGCCAAAATAGAATTGCTTGAGAACCGCCGCGAGGTAAATCTCCGGGTTTTCGGACATCAGCCAATTCGTCCCGCCGGTCACAACGCTTGAAAGCCACGGATATTCCTGCGGCTTGAAGTGCTGCCCCAATTCGGTTTCAGCCTGCGTAACGTATTGCGCCGCCCGCATGGCAAAGCCATCTGCCCCGGTGCGTTGCGCGACTTCTGCGACGAGTTCTGCGTAATTCATAGCCGCCCATCCCTCATTCGCCAATCGCGGTTCTCGCTGTCGTTCAGCCATCGCCGCACAAACGCCGTATCCCGGTTGCGCATGGGTTCCGCCAGCTTGTCGAAATAAACGTTCAACGGCACACTAGCGACGGGATCGCCAAGACCCTCTTGCCGCTTCTTGGCCGCGAATTCAGCCTGCGCCGCCTTGTTGCCGTTGATGATCTGTTCAGCGTCGTGATCGGTGCGGAAAATCCACCGCTGACCGTCGAAATACCGCCAATAGGTCGAGCCGGTGTGATGGTTGTGCTCCATTAGTTCCCAACCGTTTTCATCGCGAAATCTGGCCATTTATCCCCCCCTCCTGGGGGAGAGAAGTTCGCGCACCGCATTATCAACAAGCGACCCAACCGCAGGGGTTTCCCCGTCGATAAGAAACGCAGACGCCGCGATGAAATCGCCGTTCCGCATGGGGCGCAACAGTTCAACCGTGCGGCCCTTAATGTTGTATGGAATGCCCGCAAGAATCATCCCTGTTACTCCCCCGGAAACGGGTCATTCCGCTGGGCCTTGCCAAGCGCAATCAACCGCTTGGCAACGTCAACGGGCAGATCAACGGTTTCGCCCGCCTCATGGCGCTGACCGTCCATGTCCCACGTTGCCTTGCGCAGCAAAACCGGGACGCTCTTTGGTGCCGCCGGTCGTCCGCGCTTCTTTGGTGCTTCTTCCGTCATTGCCCACCTCACATGGTTGGAAAGGGGCGACCTAAGCCGCCCCGATCTGTTAGCTTACAGCCGCGCTAAACGGCGTTGCCTCAGAGCCGGTTGCAGAGCCGGTGATGCTCACCGCCCAAACGCCCGACTTCACGTCGCGCAGCTTGATCCGGTTGCCCAGAATGCCGCCCTGCGTGGAGCCGTCCATCGTGATGGTGTCCGAAGTCGCTGCGGTTTCGAAGAAAACAGCGGTGTTGCCGCCGTCCGCCGCAAAGGCCGCAACGCCTGCCATAGTGTCAGACGCCGACGCCACCTGAATGATGACATCGTTGCTGGTCACGGTTGTGCCGATGAAGAAATCGTATTCATAGCCGGTGCCGGTTGCTGCGGGGAGGGTCACGGTAAGACCCGCCGCCGCATCAATGACAGTAACGCCATCGGAATACGAAGAATCGACGGTTGCGGACGCGGTGAGCGTCCGGGGTTCACGAGTTGCCATTGTGCTGCTCCTTAGCTTGCTGCGGTCAGACCGTAGATGTCAGCAATGACGCCCAGGCCCTTCTCGTTCTTGACGCAAAGTGTGCCTTCACCGACAAGCGCGTGTTTCTTGCTGTCGCCGGTCTTCGCGAGGTCTTTGTCCTCTTGAATCTTGCGCAGCCACTTGAAACTCAGCTTGTCGCCGTCGAGCAGAAACACGTTGCTGGCCAGCGATGCCGACAGCCCCATGATGTAGTTGGGGATCGCGGTCAGGATGCCGAAATCGCCCTCATACACAGTGGCGTTCGACTTCACCACATCGCCCCTGCCACGGGTCGATGCAATTTGCAGCGGCGTCACGCCGGTTGCAGTGGTGAAGCTGGTGAACACGCGCTTGGCGTAAGGCGACATCATGATCGTATCGACCATTGCACCGCTTTCGAACGCCGTCTGCATGGTGTCGTCAACAAGCGTCTTGGTGAACGTCCGCTGCGAACCTGCGCCCGCTGCCTCGGTCAAGCCGGTGCTGCTGTTGAACCCACCGTTCGAGCCGCCACCATCGCGGGAAACGTTGG